TCGGAGCCTGAGCGCTTCCGGGGGCCGCAGTTCCATGGGGGTTGGTGCTGCATCCCGGGAACCATGATCGCCGCGCCGGGCGGAGGGCGGCCGATCGAGACACTGCGGGCTGGTGATGTCGTGCTGACTCGGCATGGCCCCAGGCGAGTGCTGGCGGCCGGCCCGTCGGGCAACCCTGCGGGTCTGGTGAGGCTGGATTGTGGCGAGACGAGCTTGACTGTGACCGAGGACCATCCCATACTGGTGGGCGACCAGTGGGTGGCTGCTGGCGACGTCAAGGAAGGCGCCTCGGTATGGGCTACAAGTACATCGGCGGCAGGTACGCGCACCGGGTCATCTACGAGCGGCACCACGGGCCGATTCCGGCTGGCTGGGTGGTTCATCACCGAGATGGCGACCCTGGCAACAACGACATCGCGAACCTGGAGGCGATGCCTCGGGCTGAGCACAACCGGATGCACCAGACCGGCAAGCCGACCACGGACGCTCAGAAGGCTGCTGCAGCGGCTACTCTGGCCAAGCTGCGCACTCCCAAGGATGGGCGCTGCCTTCAGTGCGGTGCCGGGTTTGTCTCCGTGGCTGTTGGGCGGGTGGGTTCCTTCTGTTCTCGCGATTGCACGGAGCGGTGGCGGCGCAACGTGTTCCAGTCCGAGCAGCGGGCCTGTGAGGTCTGCCGGGGCGCGTACATCGCGACAAAGCGGTTCCAGCGGTACTGCTGCCGGGCGTGCAACAACCGATCCAAGGTGCGAACCTACCGCAGTCAGCCGACTGGTGGTACGCCGCGTCGAACGCTTGCCCAACGCCCCGACGTACAACCTGACTGTTGAGGGCGAGCACGAGTTCATCGCCAACGGCATCGTCGTCCACAACTGCGACGAGCTTGCCGCCTGGGACTACCTTCAGGAAACCTGGGACCAGATTCAGTTCGGCGTGCGTCTGGGGCAGAGGACGCGGATGGTGATCACCACCACTCCAAAGCCGAAGGATCTGGTGATCGAGTTGATCGGACGGGAGGGTGACGACGTCACGGTGACCAGGGCGTCGACGTACGCGAACCTCGGCAACCTCTCGGCGAACTTCAAGAAGCAGATCCTGCAGTACGAGGGCACGACGCTCGGCCGGCAGGAGATCCACGCCGAGATCATTGACCCCGAGGAGGGCGGCATCGTCAAGCGGGCGAGTTTCCGTCTGTGGCCTGCTGACAAGCCGTTCCCGAAGTTCGAATACGTGGTGCAGAGCTACGACTGCGCGACGTCGGAGAAGACGCAGAACGACCCGACTGCTTCGAGCACCTGGGGCGTGTTCAAGCCCGAGGACGGGCCGATGTCGGTGATGCTGATCGACTGCTGGCAAGACCGGCTGCAATATCCCGACCTGCGGCCGAAGGTGATCGACGAGTATGAGACGGTCTTTGAGTCGGGGGCTGACGGGCGCGAGAGGAAGCGGGTGGACCTGATCCTGATCGAGGACAAGTCGGCTGGCATCTCCCTGATTCAAGACTTGCAGCGGGCGCATCTGCCGGTGCGGGCGTACAACCCCGGCAGGGCGGACAAAGTGCAGCGGCTGAACATCGTCTCGCACATCATCGCCCGGGGGCGGGTGTGGATTCCCGAGTCGACGCAGCGCCGCGGGTATGTGAGGGACTGGGCTGAACCCCTGGTGTCGCAAGTCTGCGCATTCCCGCAGACCACGCATGATGATCTGGTGGATACTGTGACGCAGGCCCTTCGATTCCTGCGCGATTCCGACTGGTTGGAGGTTGACCCACCGCCTCGGGATGATTGGGACGAAGACGACTTCGCAGACACTGGTCGCCCGAAGCGGGAGAATCCGTATGCGGCGTGATGGCACGCAGGTGTTTTCGGTCTACGAGAAGCATGTGATGCTGGACCGTGATCAGGAGGTGTTCGAACATCTCCCGAGCCCGTTGTGCTGGTGCATGCCGCGCCTGGAGTACGTGGACCCCGAGACCGGCAATGAGGTGTGGGTTCACCACGAGCCGCACTAGGGGAAGCGATGGATTTCAAGTACGACGAACTGCGGCGGCTGGGGCTTACGAAAGAGCCCCAAGAGCTCACCGAGGCAGAGCGAGCAGAGCTGTCCAAGCCGTCGTTCCGGATTTCCAGCCCTGGGCGCCGCCAGCCTGATCTGCGCGGCGGCAGCGAGGCGGGCGCTACCATTCTGTCGAGCACGTTGGCCTCAGTGCCGGCCGGTGTGGCGACGATCGGAGCGCTTCCATTCGGCGTCAAAACCGCCGCTGAGGTTGGCCAGCGGGTGCAAGACCGCCTGACCATCGACCCGAAGACCGAGGGCGGCATACGGGCCACCATGGGCGTTTTGAACGCCCTTGCGCCCCTTGGCGTCCCGGGTGAGTGGATCGGCGACAAGGTGTACGGGGCGACGGGTTCGCCGGGCGCTGCGGTGGCGGCACAGATGCTGCTGGACCCGCTGAACGCAGCAGGTCTGGTTATGGCTGGGCCTGCTCTGCGTGCTGGTGCCCGGGCTGCCGGCCAGGGCGTGAAGCGTGCTGGTCAGGCGACAGTGCAGAACCTGGGCCCGAAGGTGGCCGAGCTCGCCGAGAGCTACATGCGCCGGTCTGGCATGACGCCGGAGATCACGACCTACCACGGCACGCCGCACACCTTTGCTCCTGAGCCTGGGCTGCCGCTGGGGCGGTTCCGCTCCGAGAAGATCGGCAGCGGTGAGGGCTCAAGAGAATACGGACATGGTTTGTACGTGGCCGAATCGCCCGAGGTAGCGAAGTCATACAAAACAAAAGATGGAGTAATTTACACAGTTGACCTGCCGGACCAAATAATCAATCGTATGCTTGACTGGGATCAGCCGGTCAATGAGTCAACGATTGAGGTCTTGAAAAGGATAAAGATACCAAACAAGTCCCTGAAGAGCCTAAACGCAACTGACGTTGACGATTTGGTGTTCATGTATTCCGAGAAGACGGGGCAGGAGTGGTACGACATCTTGTCAGACATGCTTGGCGGGGATGCAAAGGCGAGCGAAGCCTTACGCAAGGCTGGAATTCCGGGCATTCGTTACTTGGATGCGGAGTCTAGGGCCAAGGGTGAGGGCACGCGCAACTTCGTCGTGTTCCCGGGCGAGGAGCAGAATCTGCGCATCTTGGAGCGCGACGGCGTGAAGGCAGAGAATGCGGTCAAGAAGGCCCAAGGTGGGGCCGTGGAAGGATCAGACATGAGCTACTCGCAGGTTGTGGACCGAATCAAGAGCGGTCTGGTCCAAGGCGGCATGGACAGCGGGCAGGCGATGGAAGCCGCTCTGCGGATGGCCGAGTCCAAGATGAAAGTCGGCGGTGCGGTGATGATGGCCGGCGGCGGGGCTGCGCGGCGCACGCGCTACGAGGGCCCGATGCCCAACAGGCCGGTGGTCAACGGTCGAGCGGTGGTGAGCACTGAAGAGCTTGCCGACTTCCGCCGGCAGTTCGGGGCGGACAAGACGCTGCGCGACCTGCTGAATGCCGACCGTGGCCTGACGCGCCGCGGCGAGACGCCGTCTGCGCAAGACATGAGGGCGCGTGGACCACAAGGGCCCAGCGAGGCCCCCGCAAGCCCCTACAGCGACCCGTCGAGGGTGATGGAAGGGGTAGCTGCCTCCCAGCGCGAGATCGCCGCTCCTGGGCGCGATGCGGTGGAGCCGGTGGCGCCCGAGCTTGCCCTGGCGCTGGCCCCGCGCATTGCCCAGTTGCTGGGGGTGAGCGCAAGCGCCCTGCGGGCTCGGCTGGCGGCGGCCGGCAAGGACTGGCGCAACACGCCGCCTCGGGGCGCGGACAAGGCAAAGTGGGATGCGATCGTCAAGCAGATCGATGAGGCTTACCCCCAGGCTGCGCAGCGCCCGGCACGGGTGGAGACGCCGCCGCTGGGCACCGGGCGGTCGACGCCGGATCTGGAGCCGACGTCCGGTGTGCCGCAGCCGGGCGTGCGTGGGGTGATGGAGCGGCCAGAGCCGGCAATGCAGGCTGGTGGGTTTGTTCTCGGGAATGTTGGCCGTGCGGCCGCAAGGTCTGCTCAGCGGGCATCCGCCAAGGCGGCGAAGGAGGCGGCTGAGAAGGCCGCTCAAGGAGTCGCCACCCCAGCCCCTCCGAGAACCCTCACGGGCGCTCTGCGGCCCGCCGCTGACCCCGTTCGGGGCAAGACCAGCCTGGAGTTGCTCGCGCAGCAGCGGCAAGCCCTCACGCCTGAGCAAAGGGCCGTCCTGTCCGATCTGCGTCGGAAGTACCCTGACTTCGGCGAATCGACCAAGTTCATGACTCCGCAGGAGATCATCAAGGTGGTCGAGCGGCCCGAGAACGCCGCCGCGATGAACCGCCTGCTTCAGGTGCTGCCATCGTCTCAGAACCTTGCGGCGGTGGCCAAGGCTGGCGAGCCGAAGCGCGGGTGGTATCGGGCCTCTACGCAGGCGATCATCGATGTGTTCGGGCTGCAAGATGCCCCGAGGTTCTCTGCCCTGCTGGCCGCGATGAGCCCGCAGACGTCGGTGGAGATGAACCTGCTGAACACGATTAACACTTGGAAGAACTGGACGGCGGCCGGGCGGCCAACCGACCCGGGCGAGATCCGCCGCATCATGGGGCAGTCGGTTGCGGGAACGAAAGGCGAGCAATCGGTTCTGGAAGCGTGGGCGCAGAACGCCACTCGCGCATTGACGGCGCAAGATCCGGCCAAGATCACGCTGTCCGGCCCGAAGGTTGACTCGTTCTACCGCAACCTCGCCGACGACGTCTATCGGGTCACCAACGACGCTTGGATGGCAAGTGGCCTGGGTGTGTCGCAGAACCTGTTCAGCGGCGCTCCGACGGCGCTGCAGTTGGGCCGGGGCGATCCCGGCCTGACGCCGGGCTACATGGCCACGAGCGCCAGGATGCGCGAAGCCGGGCAGCAGGCTGGCATCCTGCCGTCGGAAGCGCAGGAGACGACATGGTCGTTCTTCATGCCGGCCTACGAGATGCAGCGAGAGCTCAACCTGCCGGCGCGGGAAATCCTGCAGCGCGGCTTGCTGACTCCCGAGCGCATCCGCGGCACGCCTGACTTCGCCACCCTGCTGGGCCAGGGCAAGTACGGCGACATCCTCAAGCAGGCTGGCTACGAAGAGCAGTTGTCGCGCCTGACTCCAACGCAGTTCGGGGAGGCCCGGACCGATTTGTCCCTGCCCGAGCAGCGCGAGATCGAGGCCGCAGCGCAGCGTCTGGAGGCTCTGCGCAGCCAGCGAGGGGCCGAAAGCCGGTCAAGATCGATCAGCCTGCCGCCGCAGGGTCAGGCTCCGCAGACTGCGTTCGCGGTGGAGCCACACGAGTACATCCCTGGTGCTGGGGTGCGCCTGGGCGAGTCGATGGTGACCGCGCCGCTCGGCACGCGAGAGCACTACTCGTCGGCCATCTCCTCGCTGTTCCGAGACCCTGCCGGCCGCGACAGGCTGCAGCGGGCTGTGGGCTTGAACCCGCTGCCCACCCGGGCGGGCACGGGCGCGTTCCGTCCGTCGGGCGAGATTCCGTATCAGGGCATGGTCACGGAGCAGGCTCGCGGGCAGAGAATGCCGGTGGAGTCTCAGCCTGCCTTCGCATCAGTGGCCGAGGTGCCGGTTGTCCGGGGCGGTCTGGACATCTCGCAGAAGGCCAAGGAACGTCTTGGCGCCGCAGCGGCAACCCGCGGCTATCTGACAGGACAGCACGGATCGACCTACAACGTCCACATCCCTCGTGCCAGCGGCGAGAGCTTCATGGTTCCACTGGAAGGTAAGGCCGACCCGGACGCGATGCGGTACACGTACCAGTTGCTGGACGACGCCGGCTATCTGGCGGACACCGGAGCGGGCGTGAACGTGCTGTTCAACAAGTACAAGCAGGGCAATGTGCCCTTCACCCCGAAGGAGCGCACTGACATCCAGACGATTCTCGGTGGACAAGGCATCGTCCCTGGGCGCAACGTCAGCGAATACATCGACTACTCTCCGGCGTGGATGGGCCCGGAGGGTTCGGGCGCTGCTACGCGAGAATTGCTCGGACGCATCGACCCCCTGAGCGGCCGAGAAAAGACGGCACTGTCCAAGGAAACCCAAGACATTGCTGGTGGACTGTACGACCTCTACACGAAGAAGGGCGAGAAGACCAAGGACGAGTACCGTTCCGACGTCATGCGGGCTTTGCAGATCCTTCGGGACAAGGGTCTGCCGGGTCTGGCTGCCGCGCTTGCCGCTGGCGAGGCGCTGCCTTCGCAAGAGCAGGGCGGGCTACGCGCAGGGTCGAGATGAACCCCCTGCGCTGCGCCTCCAAGAACGACACGTTCTCCTCGTGCGGGGCCTTCTGCCACCCGCACAGGCCGAAAATGCCCTCTACCCGCTCTCCGTTCTCCCGCGTGAAGCGCACGCAGATCGTGTTGTCAGAGTCGGCCCACCAAGTGATCCGAGGCTTGCGGTCTGAAACCTTTGCCATGTCAAGTCTCCGATAAGGAATCGAGAGACTTAGTGTAACACCGACTGAAACAAGGCACAACAAGATGGCAACCGAGTTCCCGATCGACCCCGAGTTCCAGCGCTACGTGCAGGGCATGCCGCAAGACGCTGACGGGGAGACCCCTGAGGGGGTCGAGATGCCGCTTGAACTGAGCGAGAGCGACATCGAAGAGCTTCCCGATGGGTCTGCCGTGGTCACGCTTGACACCGCCGGCCCGATGGACAACGAGGACTTCTACCAAAACCTCGCCGACAGCGACATCCTGGACGGGGTCGAGCTCAGCAAGATCGCCCTGAAGTTCATCGAACTGGTCGAGAAGGACAAGCAGGCTCGCTCGCAGCGCGACAAGCAGTACGAGGACGGCATCCGGCGCACCGGCATGGGCAACGACGCCCCAGGCGGAGCCTCGTTCGCTGGCGCCAGCAAGGTCGTCCACCCGGTGATGGCCGAGGCGTGCATCGACTTTGCCTCGCGGGCGATCCGAGAACTGTTCCCGGCCGACGGCCCGACCCGCACGAAGATCCTCGGTGACGTTGATCAGGAGAAAACCGACGTCGCCGAGCGCAAGCGCGACTTCATGAACTGGCAGTTGACCGAGCAGATCGAGGAATTCCGCGACGAGCAGGAGCAACTGTTCACCCAACTGCCCCTCGGAGGGTCGCAGTACCTGAAACTCTGGTACGACGAGGAGAAAAAGCGCCCTTGCGCCGAGTTTCTGCCCATCGACAACGTGCTTTTGCCCTTTGCGGCATCGAACTTCTACACCGCGCCCCGGGCAACTGAGGTTCATGACCTCTCAAACTACGAGTTTGAGCGCCGAGTGGCCTCGAAACTGTACCGAGACGGGTCATTTGTCCGCGCAACGATGGATCCGGAGCCCACGGCGGCCCAAAAAGCGACCGACAGGATCGAAGGAAGGTCCGAAAACGACAACGAGGACGGCACGAGGCGCGTCTACCACATCTATACGTGGCTGGAAGTCGCCGACGACTCCTTCAGCAAGGGAAAAACGGCCCCCTACATCCTCATGATCGACGATTTGGAGTCGGAGGTCATCGGTTTGTACCGAAACTGGGAGGAAGGCGACGAAACGATGACCAAACTCGACTGGGTGGTCGAGTTCAAGTTCATCCCGTGGCGCGGGGCGTATGCCGTGGGCCTGCCGCACCTCATCGGAGGGCTTTCTGCGGCCCTTACGGGCGCTCTGCGGGCCCTGATGGACTCCGCGCACATCAACAACGCCGCGACGCTGCTCAAACTCAAGGGCGCGAAGGTGTCGGGGCAGTCTCAGCAGGTCGAAGTCACCCAGGTGGCCGAGATTGAGGCTGCGCCTGGGGTGGATGACGTCCGCAAGCTCGCGATGCCGATGCCGTTCAACCCGCCGAGCCCGGTGCTGTTCCAGTTG